TCCCGCGATACCGAGCAAGGTTCACTACCTGGGCGGCAATCCGAGCAAGAAGTCGACGGGCGATCTGCTCGACGAGTTTCAGCCGGACGTCGAGCTGGCGAAGTGCCCGAGCCATCTGAAGGCCGAAGCGCGGCGCGAGTACGCGCGGCTCGGCGAGGAGCTGGAGCGCTACGGGCTTATCAGCACCATCGATCGCGACACTCTGGCGATGATCGCGACGCAGTGGGCGCGGTACGTCTGGGCCGAGAACCAGATCCACAAGTTGAACGAGGCGGATGCCCGCGGCGAGGCTGGCCTGGTTGACCGCTCGCCGAACGGCTACAAGGTACAGAGCGTGTACCTGCAGATCAGCAACAAGGCGATCGAGGTGTACACGAAGCTGGCTGCGGAGTTCGGTTTGACGCCGGCGGCGCGATCGCGTGTGAAGGCCGGCACGCCTCAGATGCACCTGCCGGGCATGGGCGATGAGCCCGGCCGGCCTGCAGGCCCGCCGTCGCTGCGCAGCTTCGCATGACGAACGAGGTGCCCGACGGCGCAGCGTACGTCTCGTTCGCGGCCAGGGCGGAGCGTTACGCGCGTGCGGTGGTCGATGGACACGAGGTCGCGTGCAAGTGGATCAAGGCTTCGTGCCAGCGTCACCTCGACGACCTGGTGCGCAGCGAGACGGATCCGGTGTGGCCGTGGGTGTTCGACGCGGAGAAGATCGGGCGGTTCTGCCACTTCCTGCAGTGCCTGCCGCACATCAAGGGCGAATGGGCGCGGCCGGTGGTGCAGGACGGCGCGATCGTCACCCCGCGCATCGTGCTCGAGGACTGGCAGGTCTTCACATGGGGCCTGCCGTTCGGCTGGGTGCACCGCGAGACCGGCATGCGCCGCTTCCTATGGGTGTATGCGGAGGTCGCGCGCAAGAACGCAAAGAGCACGCCGGCCGCCGGCGTCGCGCTCTACTGCACGTTTGCGGAAGGTGAGCCCGGCGCCGAGGGCTTCAGCCTGGCCACGAAAGAAGCGCAGGCGCGGATCGTGTGGGACATGGCGCGCGCGATGGTGCGTCGTGACTCAGAGTTCCGCCTGCCGAAGCCGTTGGGCATGGGCCTGGACTCGACGCGGCGCAGCATCTACCAGCTGCACAGCGACTCGAAGTACGAGCCGCTGGGTCGCGACTCGGACTCGCACGATGGTCTGAACCCGCACGTCTTCATCGCCGACGAGTTTCACGCCTGGAAGGACCGCGGCTTGTGGGACGTGATGACCTCGGGCATCGGCGCGCGAAAGCAGCCGCTGGGCTGGATCATCACCACCGCGGGCTACAGCGTCGGCGGCGTGTGCTACGAGCAGCGCGAGTACTTGAAGCGCGTGCTGAACGGCACGCTGTTGCGGCACGACGGCATGGGTTACAAGGTCACCGGCGACACGGTCGACGACGACCGGACCTTCGGTGTGATCTACACGCTGGACGACGACTACGCCGACGGCCGAGAGGCCGACAACTGGGCAGACGAGGCGCACTGGAAGAAGGCGAACCCGGCGCTGGGCGTTTCGGTTTCGCTCGAGGAGTTGCGCACCGCGGCGCGCAAGGCAGTGGCGTCGCCGGAGTCGCAGGCCGAGTTCCGGACCAAGCGCTGCAACCAGTGGCTCGCGGCGTCGTCAGACTGGATGGACATGGTCAAGTGGGACCGCGCGGCGGATCCTGCGCTGAAGGAAGAAGATTTCCGCGGCGAGCCGGCGTATCACGCGCTCGACGCTGCGTTCAAGACGGACCTGTTCGCGCGCATGAAGCTCTTCCGCAAGGGTGAGCACTACTACGCATTCGGGCGCTACTGGTTGCCGGAGTCGATGCTGGACCCCGAAGAGAACCCGAGGCTGTACGCCTGGGCGAACGAGGGGCGCATCGTGCGCGTCGACGGCCAGGTGATCGACATCGAGCTGGTGCGCGCGGACCTGGTGCAGTCGGCGGCCGATCACGATCTGCGCGAGGTGCCGTACGACCCGGCGATGCTGACGCAGTTCTCGACCGAGATGGTGGAGGAGGGCTATCCGATGGTCGAGGTGCGGCCGACCTTCGGGCGCTTCAGCGAGCCGATGAAGCTACTGCAAGAGCTGGTGCTGCAGGGCCGGTTCCACCACAACGGGGATCCGGTGCTGCGCTGGATGATCAGCAACGTGCTGTGCATGCACAAGGGCGGCCTGATCTACCCGGGCAAGCTCAAGGGCAAAGAGCGGTCCCACAAGATCGACGGCGTGATCGCGCTGCTACTGGCGCTGGGTCGGGCGATGGTTAACGGTGAGGCGGACATGGGCGAAATCAAACAAGGCTTCGTGGTGCTCTGATGTTCGACGGCCTCTTCGGTACGCAATCGGCGCAGCGGCGCGAGCGGAAGGAACCGCGGCTAAGCAACATGGCAGAGGGCGAGACGGTGACCTCGTCGGACAGTGTGCGAATGGTCGAACTGTTCGGGCACGAGCCGACCTGGTCCGGCGCTGTCGTCAACGAAAGGACGGCCATGCGGACGTCGGCCGTCTACGCCAGCGTGCGCTTGATCGCCGGCGCGCTCGCGGGCGTACCGAAATCGATCTATGAGCGCGTCGAGAACGGTCCCGCGCGAAAGGTCAAGCATGACTACTGGTGGCTGCTGAACGAGCGGCCCTGTGCCAGCTTCAGCGCCGCGACGTTCTGGGAGTTCGTCGCGACGCAGTTCCTGCTGCGTGAGGACGCGATCTGCTACCTGGTCCGAAACCGGGCCGGCGTCGTGACGGCGATCATTCCGTGGCCCCGTTCGCGCGTGGAAATCCAGCGCGTGCTTCCAAAGGACCCGCGCGATCAGGCGTACAACCGATACTTCTTCCAAGCGGACAGCGGCTACTTCGGCGCCGACGAAGACGATGTCCTGCACTTCCCGGGCTTCGGCTTCGACGGCCGCACCGGCATGTCGGTGATCCAGTGGGGCGCGCGCAACGGCATCGGCATTGCGCTGCGCAGCGACGAGTTCGCCGGCAAGTTCTTCTCGCAGGGGGCGCAGCCGCAGTTCGCGCTCAAGGCCACGGGCAAGATGACGCCGACGCAGCAGGATGAACTGCGCGCGGCGTGGATTGCGAAGTACAGCGGCAACGGCCCGAACGGCATTCCGCTGGTGCTGACCGAGGGTGTCGACGTCAAGGAACTGACGATGAGCGCGGTGGACGCGCAGCTGTTGGAGTCCCGGCAGTGGAACGTGGTCGACATCGCCCGGGCCTTCGGCCTGCCGCCGTTCATGATCGGCGAGATGGGCAAGGCCACGTACAACAACACCGAGAACTTGGGCGCCGATGTCGTGAAGTACGCGCTGGGCCCGCACTTCCGGCGCGTCGAGCAGGAAATCAACATCAAGATGTACCGCAGCCCGCGGTACTTCATGAAGTGCAACGTCGACGGCCTCATGCGTGGCGACCTGAAAGGTCGCTCCGAGTACTACAAGGCTGCGCTGGGCGGTACACAGTCGCCGGCGTGGATGACCTCGAACGAGGTGCGCGAGCTGGAAGAGCTTCCGCCGCGCCCCGATGGCAACGAGCTGGCGAAGCCGAAGGACAAGCCCGAGGCGGCCAAACCCACAGAAGAGAGAGACGATGATCAGAAACCGCCTGTCGAAGATCGCCCAGCTGATTCGTGATAACGCCGACCGGCCGCGTGACTTCCGCGTGGCCAAGGAAAGCGAAGCCGAGGCGACGATTTACGTCTATGACGTGATCGGCGGCTTCTGGGGTGGCGTCAGCGCCGAGGACTACGCGCGCCAGTTGACCGCGCTGGCGCCCGAGGTCAACAAGCTGAATCTGCGCCTGAACACGCCGGGCGGCGACGTTTTCGAAGCCCGCGCGATGATGGTGGCGACGCGCCAGTTCAAGGGCGATGTCGTGGTCCACATCGACGGTCTGGCTGCCTCGGCGGGCACCAGCCTGATGATGGCCGGCAGCGAGATCAAGATGGCGCGCGGCGCGCGCATCATGATTCACAAAGCCTGGACCTTCATGATGGGCAACGAGGAAGACCTGACGGCCGAGGCGGCGGTGCTCAAGGGCATCGACGACGAGATCGTGCAGGACTACAAGGGCCGCACCGGCAAGTCCGAATCCGAGCTGCAGAACTGGATGCGCGCGGAGACCTGGTTCAACGCCGACGCCGCCAAGGATGCGGGCTTCGTCGACGAGGTGGTCGAGACCACCGCCAAGACCGAGAACCGCTGGAACCTCAACGCCTATAGCAACGTCCCGAAGGAGTTGCTGGAGGACATCAAACCGAACATGCCGCGCGTGGACCGCGCGGCGCTCGAGCGCCGCTTGCGGTTGTTCGAGGCCCAATCTGCGTAAGGGTTTTCCGACCGCAGTCACACGCCGCCGCAAGGCGGTTTTTTTATTTCCGGCGATCAGCCAGAGGAACTTTTCATGATCAAGAAGATGTCGTTTGTCCATTGGGCGTCGTTGCTCGCGCTGATCTGCGTGTGCGCGATCCTCATGTTCGTACCCGATGCGCATGCTGCCGTGGTCAGCGTCGCAGGCTTCAGCGCGATGGATCCCAATCTCGCCACGGCCGTCGGCGTCGGTATGGCGGGTCGCCTGTCGATGCAGCAGATGCGGGAGAAGCGAAACGAGCTGAGCAAGGAAACCCGCAACCTGCTGGACAAGAACACCCATGCCAACTGGGACGAGGACAGCCAGAAGAAGTACGACGAGAACCTTGCGGAGATCGAGCGCCTCGACGGGGCCATGCAGCGCGAACAGCGAATGCTCGACCTCGACGCCGAGAAACACTTCGAGAATCTGGGCGGCAAGGAGCGTGAGCTGCCGGAAGGCAGCGTCAAGCGGCTGCATGACACGTGGATGCGCCGCGGCGACAAGGCGATCGACGAGGAAGGCTGGGCCACGCTGCGCCAAAACACGATGAGCACCACCACCGGCTCGGAGGGTGGCTACACGGTGCCGACCGAAATGGCCACGACCATCCTGGAGGCGTTGAAGGCCTACGGCGGCATGCGCGAAGTGGCCACCACGATCCGCACTGCCACCGGCGCGCAGATGGATTTCCCCACGTCCAACGGTACCAGCGAAGAGGGTGAGATCGTCGCGCAGAACGCTTCGGCGACGGACGCCGATCCGACCTTTGGCACCAAGGCGCTGAACTCGTTCAAGTATGGCTCCAAGGTGATCGTGGTGCCGATCGAGTTGCTGCAGGACTCGGCCGTCGACGTCAATGGTTTCGTGTTCAACCGCATCAACAGCCGCATCGGCCGCATCACCAACAAGCACCACACGATCGGTGCGGGCACCACCGAGCCGATGGGCATCGTGACGGCATCCACGGCGGGCAGGGCTGGTGCGGTCAGTGCGACGCCGATCATCACCTATGACGACCTGGTGGACCTGGAGCATTCGGTGGATCCGGCCTATCGGCTGGCGCCGAAATGGATGATGAACGACCAGATGGTGAAGCTGGTCCGCAAGCTCAAGGACAGCCAGAACCGTCCGCTGTGGCTGCCGAGCTACGACGCCGGCATCCGCGGGTCGCGCCCGAACGAACTGCTCGGCAATCCGGTGGTGATCAACCAGCACATGCCGGTGCCGGCCGCGTCTGCGAAGTCGCTCCTGTTCGGCGACTTCAGCAAGTACGTGATCCGCGATGTCATGCAGGTGACGCTGTACCGCTTCACGGACAGCGCCTATGCCAAGAAGGGCCAGGTCGGCTTCCTGGCCTTCATGCGCTGCGACGGCAACCTGATGGACATCGGCGGTGCGGTGAAGCACTTCGTGCACGGCGCCGCGGCGTAAGCCGGGGCATCGCGGCGGAGAGTGATGGGGCGGTGAGAGCCGCCCCATTTTTGTTTCTGGTCCTGGAGTATGAGATGGGAAAGAAGAACACGAACACTGCGACGCCGACCTCTGGTGCGGACGGTGCTGCTGCTGCCGGCGCGGACGCGGCGGGCGCACCCCCGGCTCCGACGTTTGATGGCGAAGCCACGCAGACGCCTGCGGGCGATGCCGGAGCACCGCCAGCGGCCAGCGAGGGCGAAGCCGCGCAGCCGACAAGCGAAGGCGATTCAACGTCGCTGCCTGCGGGCGAAGGCGAAGAGCCGGCGACGGATCCGGCCGGTGATCCCGCTCCGTCGACAGAGCGGGCCGAGAAGAAGTGCCGCGCCGCGGTGCTGGTCGATTGCTACCTCGGGAAGATCGGCGACATTGTCGAGCTCGACGGCAAGGCAGCGCGCGCGGCCGTCGATGGCGGCTACATCGATCCGCACCCGAGCGCCGTTGCCGCTGCCGAGGCGGCGCGGGCGTGAAGTACGTCGTCTTCGAGGGGCCGGGCGAGGAGCCGCTGACGCTCGAGCAGGCGCGCGAGCATCTGCAGTTCCCGCCGGCTGATCAGAACGCGCAGATCGAAGAGGACATCCTCGCGGCGCGTCAGTACGTCGAGCTGTGGTGCGATCGCGTGCTGATGCCGCAGACCTGGCTCGCGGCGGCGCCGGCGTTCCCGCCGGTGATCGCCCTGCGCGGTGGCCAGTTCCGCCAGCTGCTTGAGATCCGCTATGTCGATGCGGCCGGCAGCGAGCAGGTCATGCCAGAGAGCGACTACTTCCTCGACGACATCGGCGAGCCGGCCCTGCTGATTCCGCGGCGCAGCTGGCCGGCGACAGCGACGCAGCCGAACGCGGTGCGCGTGAAGTACAAGGTCGGATACGCGGATGCTGATGCGGTACCGACGCCGCTGGTCAAGGCGATGAAGCTCATCGTCGGCGACCTGTTCGAGAACCGGGAAGCGCAGATCGTGGGCCAGTCGTACGCGCAGAACGAGACGCTGTCGCGCCTACTCATGCCTTACCGGCGCATGGTGCTCTGATGCCGGCCGGCCGCTTCCGCCATCGCGTCGACATCGACCGCCAGGTGCAGGGCGAGCCCGACCCGGACACTGGTGCGCGCGCGCCGATTTGGCAGCTGTT